GACCGCAGTTTGTGCCATATGGACCACAGTTGTTTCCGTATGGACCGCAGTTTGTGCCATATGGACCGCAGTTGTTTCCGTATGGACCGCAGTTTGTGCCATATGGACCACAGTTGTTTCCGTATGGACCGCAGTTTGTGCCATATGGACCGCAGTTTGTGCCGTATGGACCACAGTTTGTGGGTGCGCAGTTGTTGCCGTATGGACCGCAGTTGGTGGGTGCGCAGTTGTAGTTGGCGGCATAGTTTGCACCGTACGGAGGACAGGCGTTCTTCGCATATGGACCTCCACCCGGTGTACAAATGTTTTTGTATGGGAAGAGAGCACATTTACTACACGAACATTTGTTTGGATAGTAGCATTTTGTGGGTGGGGCACACGGTGCTTTGTAAGAGAGAGGTATGGTCATTTGGATTAAATCGGAATGGGGTGGTGATGACCATCACACGGTAGAAAAAAAACATTTACCCAAATTGAAATCGAAGGATTTTAAGAAACCGCGGTGGTGGTGGTGGTTAACAGAATTATGACAAGATTACATAATCGGTGCTTGTTGCGTTGTGCGTGGAGGTGTGTTTTTTGGAAATATGTATTGGGATATCTTGGTACAATAGGTTTTTCATTTTGGTATTTACCCGATGTTTCAAGATGTCATAAAATAAAAAGTTGTGTCTCTGCGAGTCAATTGAAATATACGGGTGTATGTGCTCTGGCAGTAGGGGCGTGTTTAATGTCACTGCATACAACCCAGACTTATTCTTCACGATAGTAACGATTTGTCGGTAGATGACTTCAGGTGATGCGATATGTTTGACAATGATATGTAGGAAACCATATCGCTTGAAAAAATCGACTACAAAGTGTGGCAAGTGCGTAACCGTTACAACGGTCTTGTCTTGTTGCACAACTGCGTTGCATAATAGGTTGTATGGGCGTGTTAGTATAACTACACTTTTAGTATCGTGAACGGAACGGACACTGTCTGGAGGGGAAATAAATGTGTTCTCATTTAGTACATATATAGATTTTTTCAGACACATACACAGATCAGACACTTTGCAGAATGTTTGTTTATACACGAGATCGTGAATGTCTGTTGTAAAATGGTTCGTATTCCGAAGTTCAGATAGCATGTGCAGATTCCAGATGCGCGTGTTTAATAGATAAACGGAGTACGGTTTTGGTAGTAAACGATATTGTTCTGATACATAGTGTGTGGATGACGTCTCGTCGTCGGCGTCACCACGTGTCGGGCGTGGTTGTGTATCCGATTCGTCGTCCTTTTCTAGGAATGTTTTGAATAGTGAGTGTGTATTTTGGCGGTACACACTATGATATTCGCTCGCAACCCGTGGTGTGGGGTATGTATAACAATCGTCGGACTTCGTCTGATAGAAGAGGACATTCAGATATGTTCGCAGTGCATACATATTGTTGTTGCAGATGAGCGTCATCAGCAGTGTCTTTTCGGCAGTCTTGCTTACTACATATTTTTGGATATCGTGTAAAACGTGTGTTCGGTGAGACTGTGGCACCAGCGATTGTATGATACCTCGGATGGTCTGTGTGAAGTGGCATCCCGAGTCTTCGCAAAGAAGGGGGTCGCTTTCATTCCGAGCACTGAGTGCTTCGCACACACTCTGAAACATTTCCCAATGTTGCTGAGAAGCAAAAGATGGGATAGATACAGATAATGGCGAAGGTTGGCGTCGCGTGATATATTGTATGTATGTAGAAGGGTACGTCAACTGTAATGTGTCATACCGAATATCTATCACCGACACGGGTTGAATCGGGACATAGCGATGGTTTTCTAATATAATATGTGTAACTTCTAATACGCTGTTAAGCTGTAACCCACGTGGCAAATAATCAGAATGTGTGCGAGAGAGTGTAGATAGAGACTGCCGTGCCACTGCATATGGGACACACACCTCGGCAAGCGTGTCCACACGCACGTACCGCATATCATCCGTGTGAACTAGTTGAACAGGTAAGCACATAATATATTTTCCAACTTCAATGCAAGCGTACGAGATATTCACTGTTGTCGGGTGTACAACATACTGTTTGGTTAGGCGACCGCGCATCTGCCGCGTTGCCGTTTGCAGAAGGTGCTGTTCGCAGATGGATACATACGATTCTGAAGGACGCCCTTTCGGTGTTGGAGACCACACATTCAGTTTGCAGTTTTGAATCTGTGCATACAGTTTGTAATAGAAGTATGCGTTCACCAGCATTTGGTGGGTTTCGCGTGTGTGGGTGGAGCCCGCCTTTGAAATCGTCAGCGCGTGCTTTAATGTGTGTGGTGTATGACTGCAGAAATACTTAACACGTGAACGCAAACATACGAATACGTATGGATTGTTACTTAGATTCGATCGCCGTCTCCGTATTAAATAGAATGTTTCGTTGTCATTACGTTTGCATTGTATTTTCACCCCTATGCAAAACAATAGGATATCTTCCATAATGTGAATATGGTCAGTGTGATCAGTGTACGGATTCCAATAGTAGCTGTCGATGCTACCAAACGGACAAATTAATGTAGATTCAAAATTGTTGTTTCCGTTCATTTGCCTGGTGTCAAAAAAGAAGTACTGAATCGGACGACGTAGCGCTCCATCCATCTTATAACCGATCTGCGTCATCATTTCCCACACTGAATAGAATAAGTGGTCCGGTATCTTACGTTTTCCGATGGTTTCTCTCATACACAAGTAGGCATTGTGTATCTGAGATTGTAAAATCGGTGTGTCTTTGAATCGTTTCGTCATCTCAGTCAACCACGGTGTACCTGCCACCTCCGCAGCGGAGTCCAACTCGTGCGGTTGGTGAACATACTGACCTTCTTTACAGTTCAGCAACATGGGGTATTTCAGGACACTGTCCAACCAGCACAGTGTTATTTTTTCTTCGATCGCACATTGCCATAACTGCGACAGACTTCCATAATGATTGTGCAACATCTCGTTCTTGGTACTATGCGAAGTCGTACCAGAAACCACGAACGATTGTTCCGATATAGAATCATCTGTATCTGCGACTTGTTCAAAGAAGGAATGCAGGTGTAGCGACCGCATCACATACGTGTCGGTTTGTGCCACCTTTTGCACACTGCAATTGAATGTTTTTGCACGATTGGTGGCAACATTGGTTCGTTGTTGCAATGGGATTGAGTATTGGTATTCACTTAATAATGCGTTTTGTTTCCATTTTACAGCATATGCGTTTGTATCAATACGTTTTCCCAGTTTTTTGAAAGAACACACGTACAACCAGTTAGGATCTAATTTGATATTATTGTCAGGTTTCACGATACCCACCATCCAACCATATGCCGAACGCTCTTTGTCGCGGAAGGTCCGATATTTATTTTTCTGCAAACACGTTGGACATCTAAACCATTCGTCGTCGTTCACGTATGCTGTGAAGCAGCGGTGCGAAACGTCCAATTTGAAGTGAGATGCCGGGAACGCCTTTTCGGTGGTTTCTTCTTTAGTATCGGCATACACGTTCACAGTTCGCAGTTGGTTCTCTTTTGCGACCGTCGTACACAGTTGTTCGGTTGGAAATGTCCATTTCCACGAGCCACAGTAGTGCCACAGCAACTCCACTTCACACAGCAACGACCCGTTGTCCTGCAAAACAACCTTCACAAGTTTCCGTGCGATGCAGTCTGCCAAGGTGGTCGTGTACGTCGCCACTTCTTTCGTGCTCTCTTTCGTTCTTTTCTTCTTTGAGATGACACCCCCTTTTGTTTTGCCAGTCCGATTACGTTTACTTTTATTGTTACTTTTATTGTTACTTTTATTGTTACTTTTATTGTTACTTTTATTGTTACTTTTATTGTTACTTTTATTGTTACTTTTCTGCGTACGTCGTTTTATAAGTGTTTTCTTCATCCGATTCTTTTCGAACTCGGGCATACCGAAAAGAGTAATCCGGATGTGCTTCTGATGGGTGTTCACCATATCCAGCGGTATAACAATCCTTTTTAAAGAGTCGATACACCGCCTCTGCTGGAATCGTAAACACACCACATATTCCATACGATTCAAAACCAACGTTTTTGTGTTGTAACAAATGACAAGCAGTTCTTCGGAGCGGTCCCATTCCAATTTACTCAGTATTGCAGAGGATACGGGTTGCATATGCACCATATGCAACCGGCACACGCACGAGGCAGGTGGTTGTTGTATGGGTGCCCAACGTGTGTGCCCCACCGATAGCGACAGGTGGTACACGTTTTTGGTGTCTTTAAACAAATATGTGGGTTGGATTGCCGCGTGGTTGACCGGTGTGTCGGTTGGTGCGAGTTTCACCGTATGGGTATGGTGGGATGCGTTGATTCGGGTGAGTGTGTAATACTTATTTGAAATACGGATGACCATTTGTTGGTGCGTCTCCAGGTCAGACCACAGGCAGATCCTCCCGAATGCGTTATATGGCGAGGAGTGCCCCTTCGGTCTGCGACGGTCCGGGGTACATTCGTCGGGTGTGTGGGGACGACGGTGCCGATCCCGATCCCGATCCCGATCCAGAGTGGCGTTCACCAAGGAAGGTGGTGGCGTGTTGATCCACTTAACCTCTTGGTAGTGCGTGTCCAACTTATCGCCGTAGTCGTAGGTGTTGTTGTCCTCGTGGGAGTTCGGTTTCTTTCGGAACGATGCCTCCACGATAGGGTGTCCGCGATATGACTTGTGTGCGTGGGTGAGCGCTTGCACGATATCGACGTTGTTCACCGGATCCGCATAGTAATACTCAGGTGATTCACTATTGGCGATAGGTGCTTTGCAGCTGGTGCACACGTAGATCGGACTGCAGTAATAAATCGCTTCCTTGGTGGGTGTCTTCTGTGTAGGGTGTCTCAAATAAATCAACAATTCCGCAAAACGTTGCACCGCATAGAACACTTTCGCCCACGCTGGCAGTTTCTCAAAGTCGTGATTGTAGTCGTCGTCGGGGTAGGCTTGTTGCAAGATGGATACGAGTGTCTTGAGCAAGTGGGGATACCGTTTGTAACTGTTGGCGTTGTCTAGAATCATTGCGAGGGAAAACGTATCGGTGTCTACCGATACGTTTTCGATCGTCTCGTACACGGTGCGGATCAACTTCATCAGTGTGGTTTTGATTAGGTTGTGCGTCGTGTCGCACATTGTGAGACGAATCAGTTTGCAATAGTTATGGACGAGTTCGGCATGCGTCTTTTGGAGTGCATTGTATTTTGGAGCGAATGGTCCGTTGTATAAGTCGGAGTCTTGCTCCAGATGCAAATCGTTGCGGAACGTCTTCACTTTCCAGTAATCATACTCGGCAGTGGTGCATGCGTAGCGACACCATCTGCGCAGATTCACCACGTGCGATTCCACCACACACCACGGTTGTTTAGGTTTCTGACACGCATTTGCATACTTGCTCTTTGACTGCAGCGTTGCCGTAATGTGCTCCTTGTATCTCTCGCGGAAAATGAACTCTAAATTCTTTAAGACCGTGTGGCTCGCGGAAGACAAGTAAGGGATCGAACAATGCAACGAGGTCGTTTGCAAGCGAACGTGTTGGTTAGTGCGCATGGTGGACCGAAATAGATGCTTACACCCATTCAACAGACAAATGAACTCGCAGAACAACCGAGGATGCATCTGCACCCGTTTGTGTTCGGGCAACTTGGCGGTTGCGACGAGTGTGCATGTGATCTCTGTCCCTTCGGCGAACAAGGTCATTCGCTGTAAACGAAGAACCGAATCTGTCGTATCCTCCAGGTTTGTTCCGAACCTGGAGAAATACTTTTGAGACAGAAATGTGCACGGCATTGTGTTGGCGAGCAGTTCGTGCGGAAACTCCGGAATCGAATGCCCATCAATCACCGAGGTCAAGTATTGCTTGACTGCGGTACGTTTGCTATTACGATCAATTGACCGGTGGAGAGTTGTGATCTGGGAGGGACTCTGGTTGGAGAGACTCTGGAAAGTTGCCGGGAAAATATACAGCAACAGGGCATCTATTATGCGAGGTAGATTGGAAGCGCATATAACATCACGATGTGACGCCATATAATAGGATATCGATGTATTTCGATACGAATATAACACATTGTTCACAAGTGTCAGTTGCAGTTGTAACAGGGTTGGTTTTGCATTGAAAGGAATAATAGTCGAATAATGTATTCCGTTCAAGTATTTGAGGAATGCATTGATCTTAGGCAGAACACGTTTCGTAAATAATGCAGCATACACGGGTGCAGTCTGAGGGGTTGGGTCTAACGTGAAAAAAGGTCGCAGGGTGTATGATATATCTCCATTGCGTGAAAGTGTAAATACATAGTATGCTTTGTGCGAGTACACAATAATATCCAAGGATTCGGCAATGTGCCGAGGATTGTCTACATACAGTTTCATCGACCCACCATTTGAAGCCACATACTTACTGTATTCTGTCAATAATGCGGCATGCGATGTATTCGTATCGTAATACGTATATCTTAATATCTGTTTTTTTACAACTGGATCGTCGTTCCACAGCGAAAACACCGGGAACGATTCATCTGGTTGCAGTGCGTGAAACAATTGATTCAATTGCAAGGGGAAACATGACTTGTTCAGATGAGATGTGAACGTGTATTTTTTGAGTATCGTAATATGGGTCGTATCCGTTTCATTGATATGCGAGAACAGGGGTAAAATGTTGTCTTCGTACAGTGTTGCGAATGCCTCATTATGGGGTGCTTGTGTATTAGACACGACTGATGTAAATGTAGACACATTGTCAAGGTCGTGTATCAAATAGTCCACAACGTGGTGATTCTTCGTACTATTTCGGACAAAACCAAAACTGCTTTCTGGGTAAAACGAAAAGGTGTCATCATTCTTCGCAAACACTAGTTTGTGGTAGATGGTGCTACTTTTTGGGGTGGTCTTTCGGAAGTGTGTGAACAGTGTATTTTGTAAAATAAGATTCATCGACTCTTGATAATGTAACAGGTCTTTGTTCTCGGTCGCATCTTCCAGAATGGTACACAATTCGCGCATCACTGCTTCAAAAGAGACGGTGCACTGGTCCAGATTATGCTGAAGCGTTCGTTTCCGACGAACCAGAGTAGACTCTCCAAATTCGTCCACACTAAAAACCACACTGAGCAACTGTTTGCAATACATCACAATATCGGTGTCGGTTCGCAGCGCAATATGAGTTTGCACCCGGTTGTGGTCTTTCCTGGTGACTGTCTTGACGCGTGCTAAGAACATCTCAATTGTGTTGAGATGGAGCATCGGTTCGTGAAGGATCACGTACGACTGACTCGTGAATGTGCGGAACGACTCGCGTGTGACCGATGCGAGGTCCTCAGGGAGGCGCATCGCATAGGTACCCAAATATGCCTCCGCATCTTCGCGACGGTGAAAAGATGTCGTGTGCAAGTGTTTCTTGATCGTCGGGATAGGGCACCACACATAACTTGTCACACGGTCAGTCAACGGATTATACACCGACCACGCTCGCGTGTGCGTATTCCGAATCGTATGCATCACATCTTTCGTGAGGTTGTAATTCAGTAGCACCGTTTGGTTTTTTATAGCTGGGGTGAGGGATTTCATTGATATGCTGATGCTAGTATTCGTTTATTTTTTATAACCCGGGGTGCACACATTCTCACACAAGTCGCACACAAGTCGGGTCGTATTCGTTGTTGACACGACTCCACGGCTTGAATCGCGCAACTGCTGGATTCAACTTAGAAGCACACTCGATAACGGGCTCTTCCACCCAAGTTTGTGTATCACGGATTCTGGTGCAGCATCGGCAGTGTCCTCGGCCTCTTCTGTGGTGGTAGTCGGACTGGGGGGATGCATCGAATACCACCACTGGAACGGGACGAACAACCCCGTCCCTTCACGCAGAATGACTTCGGTGTATGCCACGTTTTCAGATTGGTTTGTCGTGCTCGCTGGTCCTGGTGTTGCATTCGCTGGCGGCGTTTCCTTGTCGTGCGGGTGCACCAACCACACTGACGATGTGCCTCTCGTCTGAATCAGAATGCACACATCAGCGTCGCACTGCTGGTAAGCACTCGCTGGTGTCGGACGAGGGGTCTCTTTCACAATCGCTTGGGCAGAACTGCACCACGGTTGAATGTGTCGCACGTGGGTATAAATCTCATCCTCCGGAAGTGGGTGCATGCGCAGCTTCCGGAACAGTTGCGTATGTTCAAACCCGCTGCACACAATCGGTCGGCGTTCGCTCAGCAGCGACGCCTCAAATGTACTGTGCTCACACTGCAACAGTGTTACACCGTCGCAAATGCGGTAATGATACCGCACACACAGAATCAAATACACTATGATAACTAATACTAAAATCCATAATACAATCAGTCCTTTTTGCATAAGTGTATGTATGTAATGATTGCGGTTTCAATGTATGAGATTGTCTTGAGATAAATGAAATGAGAGATTGCACGCTAATATATTGTGCACGACTTGTTACATTTTAGTTATACAATTCATATCGTATATTGTGTGTGATGCTGTATCGGGTATTAATACTACATATGCTATGATACATACGGTAACGTGATCACCAAATATTCCGTTTCGTACATCGACTTTCACATACACCAAACACACGTCGACGAAGACGTCCACGCATTATGGGACACGTTCGATTTGCAGATAGACGACGTTGCCGTGCAACCGTTCAACGTCACAAGAACCACGTCCACACGGACACAACAAACTGTTCGCGAAATCAAAGCGTATTATGCACGAGGACAATCGGCTCTATGAATCGATTCTGCGTTCTCACGATGATACACGACGGCGATGCAAACGTGAATTGCTGTTCGGGTGGAAAAATGTATCTGCCAACATACTGTCAACATTTTTTGTTGGTGTATATTTAATTCGCCGTATACAACTCTAACGATGGTTTCACAACAAACCACACCACCACCACCACCACCAGGACTACCATGACTACCACCACCACCAGGACTAAAACCAGTATATGCATACCAACCAGGACAACCACCACCACCAGGACAACAACCACCACCAGGACAACTATCTAGAACGTGTACTAAACAAAAACTTACCGATGTGATGTATATAGTTCGTGGAATTAACCTTTCACAATTAACAAAAATCGAACTCGAACTCGTACCCGATCTCTCAGTATGTATTTAAAAACATAACACACACACACACCACAACCAATACGCAACCACATGCAAACTGCAACAACTCACAAACTCACCCACGAACAAGCGGTGCAACAGCTGCAAGAAGCGATGCTCCACACACAGCAAACCAGCACATTGGACACCGCCGATGTTGCCAACATCCCGGCACTCCCACCTACACCGATGGACCAACTGCTTCTCTCCACGCCCCACCCCATTCCGCCTCAGTTGGATACGATCGACACCGAAGAAGGCGACGGATACTTCGTAGACGAAACCGACTTGCAACTGGCACAGAGTCGGGTCAAGCGGTGGTTGGAGCTGGATGCAGAGATTGCGACGCTGAGCACCGCAATGCGCGAACGCCGGCGACAAAAGGAAGACATCAACAAGCACCTGATCGCTTTCATGCAAGGCAACCACGTGCCGCGATTTGAAATGAGCAAAGGCAATCTGAGTCTGGAAGTATCCAAACACAAACAACCACTGAACCAAAAATGGATTGCGACGCAGATACAAACGGTGGACGGTATCACACCCGACCAGCAAGACACACTGATGAAAGTCATTTTCGACGACCGGTCTGTCACCGAAAAACCACGATTGAAACACAAAAAAGGCAAGTCGTAATCGATGCGATTTTGTTCACATTCAATAAAAAAACATTATTACAACTATTAATACGAACCACACATTCCGAATAAACCCGATGTATACAAAAGTTGCCGAATCTCTCAAACATTCATTTACAAAAAACGTACTCGCCTTGGAAACTCTTCCGATTGCCAAGTATATGGATAAAATTGAAGAATTCAAAGCATTCCTTATCACGAATCCAGAAGATATTCAAAAGGGAACCCTCAATGTGGTTACACCGCACGTTCAAAAACTACTCCAGTATAATGTGATTAAAAGTGTGTTGACAGAATCTGGAATATATGTGTTGTCGGCAGAAGATGGGGGGGATACCTCCGATACGGCATTGGTTGGCTGGAGCGGAGGTCATTTCACCTTTCCAGAAGTTCAGAAGGCACTTCAAGGAACCGCAGTCAAAGCGTATAAAAAAAAACCAAATGATACTATCTTTGAATCATGCATTTCACACGGCGGATACACTTTAGTACGGAACGAATCCGGTTCAAGTCCGTTCAAGTCGGACTCCTTTTATAAGGTCAAAGACAAAAATGGTAACATTCGTATGATAATGCGTGTTCCATTCTTCGACCGCACATTCAAAAATCAAAAAAAAGCAATGGTTGAATTGCAAACGCATGTGCAGAGAGACTTCTTGGATTCCACGGGAAAAATGCAGGTATTGACCGAATTGAAACTTATTCCACACGTTCACGATTATTTCGTGTGCTTTTCAGACCGATGGGATACGAACAAGGCAGATACGTATATTGTTCAGGATTTTGTAGAAAATGCAATCGGATTGGATGAATATGTTAAAAAAAACAAAGAACGTCTGAACAAAGAAGCGATTCTAAATATCAAGAAACGAATGTCTGAAATTATACACACGATCTATTCAAAAACAGATTACCGATACAAATACAATAGAGTCCAGTATGGTGATTTTATGTGTGCACTCGACGCAAAACAGGTAATAACACATATGTATCTGAAGCGTTTGGATTCGTCTATGTTAATCCACAAAGACGAAGAACAAGAACAATTAAATACAAGAAACAAAGAACGAGTAGAACGCGAAAAAAGACTTATGATGGAAATGGATTTACTCTTCAGTAAAACGATGCGCAACACAGAACGAATGCAAATGAATGTGGCGATTATGATGATGGTCAACAGCAACGCACTGGGCAGTGCCCGCACGAGTGCGACCGATGTCGTGCTGACCCGGACCGTCGGATTGAAGACCACCCACAAAGCATCTCGTGGGGCGTCTTCGAACACGAAACGTCAGCGGAAGACCCGGGTGTAAAGTGAACTAGTGATACCCACCTGACAAACAGCACACACGGTGGTGTTCCGGATGGGTGTTCCGGATGGGTGTCGTTCGTTCGCTGGCAGCCGGTCTCTGACTCACAGAACGGTCTGGTTCACGCCTTCGTAGTGGTTGCCAGTCCATCGGAGAATCAACCGCCTTCGCGCAGTGGATTGGTCCTTGAACCAGAACTCGGCAACTGGGGTGCCGTATCCGTCGATCACGCGGATGTCTGCTTTGTACACTTTTGTCGCAATTGCGAGTTCCATCGCGCCGCCCCATTCTGAAGGCTGTCGCATCTTACGAATGTACTGGTGTGGGTTGGGCGAATGCAGTTGCCAGTGGATCCAATCTTTCAGACGCATACCCTGATGTTCGTGCTCAAGGTGCGATTGCATATAATCGCAAATCTCTTTCCGAGTGTCATGGTGCGCCTTATGTATTAATGTCCCGATACTTTGAAATAAACAACTCATCTTGATTGATGCACGTATGTGTGAAGCACTCTTTAAAAAATATTATCGGATATTAAATCTAACGAATACTACACCAGAATACACACACCCAAATGAATGTTCAACAAGCTATAATCGTTATTATGCTCACTGCTGTGATTAGTATTTTTATCGCAATGGTTACGATGTCCGTGTATCCCGATAAAGATACAGACGCAACCACGCGGGCGTTTCATAAACTCGCACGCACCGTTATGTTCGGGTTTGTATTGATACCGTGGGTCATCATTGTGTGTTTGACTGATTTATATATGCAACAAGCCAGTTTGCGACACGACGTGACACAGAATATGACGTGTTCTTAATGCTTAAAACGTATCGTATCGTACTACCCATGCCGTACTCTTTTTTTCAAAACAAAGCACCAATTTGTAGTAGTTATTATACCAACACCGTTCCTAAACGACATGCAATCGAATCTTACCAAATTGTATTAGGATGGGTTAAAATGTTGTTGCAAGTAGGCGATGATAGATCTCGTCGCACCGGACGCGTCCCTATTTAGAATTAAATGAAACAAAAAAAGCGAATGGTCGTAGACATGTTGTGACGGGAACACGCTCAACTGTTGGGCAACCGCAGACGTCCACTCCACGCGACGATTGTGGTAGGCATCGTCGTTCCACAGGACGTTGGTCATCAACGAACAATGAATAACCAACCACTCCCACATCGCACCCTGCTGGTGTATCGTCTGGAGCAGGTGGTATGTCGCAATCGTTTGGCACGTGTTGCGCAGCAATAGTGTTTGCAACGGGTTCAGTGCGCACATACGCATGAACTCAGTCAGCGACCGAGGTAGGGCGAAGAAATCTCTGTAGCACAATCCGTGCACTGCGCAGGTGGTTGTCCCGCTGTGCGCACTTACACACCGTGTGAAATGGCGTGTTTTGGTGTGCATGTCTTCCACATCTGCTGCCGCAAGCAGCACACACACGAGCGTGTCGTGCGGTTTCATACCGGTTTCAGATATGCGCCTCGACGGGTGCACACATTGCAGGTTACAAATGCACGCCGCAGATACGTTCGGTGGCGAGTCGCCCAGCACCACAAGTAGCGTGGTCTTCACTTGGGGTGAATGCATCAGCGACACCACCAGGTCTTTGAGGGTGTCTTCCGAACAGACTTTCATTCGCACCCGACTCAACTGGACGCCTTGTGTATCGACCAAGGACACGTTGACCGGAAACGTCGGTGTGTGTACACTGCACCATACTTTCCGACCGGGTGTGTCAAACGTGAGTCGGATTGTGTGCGAGGGCGTGTCGTACAGTTTCGACAGCGTGTATTGGACGTATTCGTACCGCAAGTGCTCCATCGGTGCGACTATTTCGGCAGACTCGCGCTCGACAGGGTGTGCTGCCGTGCAATGCACGCACACCCTCCACCTGACCATATGTGTCCTCTTACAACGGGCGATAATCTGGTTATAGAACAGGGGTATCTCGCAAATGTACTGTTGCTGGTATGCCACCAGAACTGTGTTCAACACGGCAGTCGATGCCCGATGCGCCGCTGCCGTACGTGTGCGAATCGAATGCAAGCGTGGGCGGTGTTGCTGAATGAAACAGTCCTTGCGCTGCTGAACAGTTTTGATGTATATGTATATCAGTTCTTCGAGGTTAGCAATACTGTTGTTGTAAATCTGTAATTGTCTAACATATTTGCGTATCGTCATCAGATGTACCGAACCGCGTACACCACCTGCTGAATGTGTACCGTGTAAGAAACAATGCAACCAATGCAACCAATGCAAGACCCGTGATCTATTCAGCGGTAGACAACGAGACGCGTACATACATCCGAAAGAAGTTGATATCTCCACAAGCAAAAAAAAGTTTTATGTGTATATCAATTTATGTTAAAAATAAATGCATATTCAGGTGATACCAAGTTGTGTTAGTTTGAAACCGCATTGGTTGTATGTCGTCGCCGACAACCAGCACGAATCAGATGATGATCACATCTCTCAGATACACACAATTTTTTATGCACGAACGAGTTACACAAAAACACATACACATACAAACACACACACACAACCTTAACTAAAAATAACGTCTACATACTTCGTTGACTTTGTCGGCAATTAGATAACCCAGTAGAGGTGGGACAGCATTCCCGATATATTTATACGCGACCATTGTCTTCTTCTTTTCACTAAATACATAATTCGGGGGGAAAGTTTGAATTAATCCTGCCTCTCTCACTGTTAAGCGTCTCTCGAACATATCTTTTTCAGTTGTATTTATGGTGCTATTCGCGTGTCTACGAAACTCAATGTTACCGTGGTGTTCGGATCGCATTGTTGGTGCGAACGAAGCAAGGTGTATCTCGGTTTGTCCCTGACCTTTTTTCAGTTTCTTTGCTTTTGAATATACCATTTGGGATAGATCGTCCGTGTTTTCAGGTTCCGCAAGATGGGCAAAGTATTTGCCGACGCAACACTCTGTTTTATTTTTCGTAATGATGTTCCACCCTTCGTGCACCTCGGCACTTCGTTCTTGTGAGATTCCCATAATGATGACCCGTTTGCGTGTTTGTGGTATACCAAACTCTGGACAGTATACAACCTGGTAAGCGACATCATACCCAACATCCGAGAAATCTTTTATAATTTGCAGAATCGGTCGGGTCTTCATCGTCAGCAGACCGTACACGTTTTCGGCAACGAACACCTTGGGTCGAACTTGTTTCACGACATCTACGAAACTTTTGTATAATGTCCCCCGACTGTTTGCCTTGGTGCGGTCGACGGTCTCTTTCAGATCGTGTCCTGTACTACTTTCAAATCCGCTCCGTTTCCCTGCGTGTGAAAAGTCCTGACACGGAAACCCACCGACAACCACATCTGCTTTTGGAAAAACGAAATTTCCCGAAATCAAATTGTAAATACTGGTTGTATTATAGTTTGAACTATCGTTATTCAACCCAAAGATGTATTTCGCTCCTTGAAGTATATCATTTTGAAATACACACTCAAAGTTGTGTTTCTTCAATACAACAAAGTCGTGTATGGTGTGCGGTGTATCGATGAACTCTTTAGTTACGATTGAATCTGTGTGAACAATTACTTCCCCGTCAAATCCCATATCCATACCACCGATTCCGGTGAACAGCGAAATGACTTTGAATGGTGGGTCGTGCATTCCGGTCATTATATGTATGAATGTGTACGGATACCTTTTTCTTATACACTTCTACACGTCCACCACCACCACCGACTGCTGTATATTAGGTGTACACCTTGGAAACGTGGAACACCGAATGCGGACACGATTTACAGATTTCAAGGTGTTTTGCGTCTATCGGTTATCGGTGCGTGAGAATCGGTGCGTGAACCTTGTTGTGAGAAAGTCAGTTTCCCGTGTCAGTCTGCCGTCGCCCGAATGTGTTGGTTGGTTGGTTGTGGTTTGCGTATTGATGTGTATCTGCTGTATTTGTAGTTATGATTTACATCCGCTAGTCCGCTAGTCTCGAAAGGGTTGGTATTCTGGTAGATGAGATGTTCAACGGTATGAGTGATGATATACAGATTTGGTTTTGCACGTCAACATACCATAAATATATATATCCCCCTTTCGTTAAACTAACTCTTTGTTCCGATTCTCATCATCATTACATGCTATCGGAATTGCAGAACCGAATTCACGAACACCCTGAAGAGTTATTACCGGTGTTCCGAGATTTTCAAGAATCGTACGAGATGGTCAAACGCTTGAGAAACGTGGATATGAAAGTTGCCATTACGACGCTCGACGCATTGCTACACAAGGTACACTGCTTGCAACGCATCCCAATCGAATCCGTTCCCATTTCGGCAGAACTCTGGTCGACCCACCTATCGCGCATTTATAACAACTGCCAGAAAGAAAAACACAACATACAAGAAGCCTTCGCACGGTGGTCGGTCCTGGAACCGTCTGCCACCCAGCACGACCGCCTGCCAGAGTTGCACACCGACCGACTCTTGTTGCCGTGGATCAGCGACTGGAACGATGACACACTGCAAACGGATACCATCAAGCGTTTGGTGCGCGATGTAGTTGTCCCGATCTTGTATCCCGAAAGCATCTTGACCCCAACCCAAACCGGAGCCCGGGCACACACGCTGCTCGTGAATGGGCCGTCGAATGTGGGTAAGAGTTTTGCCGTACGGTCGATTCGCACCTATTTGCGCAAATACAACCACCCGGTACAGTGGGTGGACCTCTCTGCATACGACTGTGCTTCCTATGCAAAGCGCACACTGGACGAGGCGCGCGCATCGGGTGGGGGGGCATCCGCCAAACTACACCCACACGAATGGACCATCCTGGTGACAGACGGTGTCCCCGCAAAAACAATGAAGCAATGGGTCGGCGAAGAATGGTGCGTGGCGTGGGATAGACACCTGCGGCGAAGCCCAAATACGCTGTGGATTGTCTTGGTGACCACCGCGCCGCACGAACCCGAACCCACACACGTCCGGTACGATAACATATCCCCGATCCAATACACATTTGAGTTACCCGACAGTAAGGTGGTGTATCACTATCTCAAAAAGCGCATTTTCCAACACTACTCTTCTGCCGACCTGGACAACGGCAAACCGTTTCCCGACTTTGCGAACTTGCCGATTGTTGAAAAGTTGCCAGAGTTGGCACAGTTCGTTGTGAAGTATGTCAAACAATACCACCCGGATTTCGAACACGTCGAACAGTTATTTTATAGTGCCGTGCAGTACTGTGAGGAGTGCTCTCTGAATAACAACGGGTTGTTCGGGATACAAGTAGCGTATAAATCACTACTGCCCACTGCCGACACACCCGAATCTTCGCAGACTGCGACTCGTTTGGTCACGCGGTGGTATCCGAAAGATAGCATTACTCTGGCAACGCTGCCAGATGTGTACGAATACAAATTATTGAACCACAGCAAACACGACTGTATGGAATGGTGTCCACAAACGGCAAACGGTGACCACGACAAATGCACCGGCAAAAAGGTCACCTTCTGGAACACCCAACTGTTTGACACGCTGCCCTTCTGTGAGAATGACCGGTTCACACACATTTACATCGACCCGAGCAGTATGTCTCCCGACCAACAAGCGTACTCGATCATCGCCACCTTTCCGATTCAAACGAATGTGTTCCCGTACCACCTCAAACAAGATCTGGAACAATGCTACGAGTGGGCGGTGTCCTTCGGTTGCGGCATTTCCAATTACACCCGCCACGCGCACCTCGCGGAGTCGGTACCTTCTGGGTTGGGGGTGGGGTCGGGTTCGGGTTCTGAACCAGAGTATATCCGCTCCACTGCCGACGTGCAATCCTTGACCGATGGGCAGTGTGCCGAAGTGTATAAACACATTTACCCGCACAAACTGCACTGCAGCAACGTGCGATCCGCATCGCAAGTGTGGACGATTGAACGAAAAGAAATGCAGGCGGTGCCGCATCCCGAAACCCATTGCTTCAACCTGTCCTACAAAGGCAACCACTCGACTCGGATCGCTGAGTTTGTAAATGGAGTGCCCTATAACGTATCTGCTGACGCGCTGCAAAAGCTCATTGCCGTGCTGCTGGACAGCAACACGCACCAACCATGCAACGTTGTCCAGGTGCAGACGCACGGTGGGTATGCCTATTACATCGATTTCAGTGACGAATTAGAGCAATCGTTCCGCTTAACAAACGTAGACAACCTCTGCATTGTCGCCATTCTCCCTCAGATTGCTCTACCCACGTTGGAATCCGGGTTTGAGTTGGACGAACACTATCGGATGACGACCGAATCCGATGCGAATGCATTGATCGAGAAGTTCCCACGCGACTACAAAGACGTGTATGTGGACGACGAGGCCACGTGGAAACTGAAACCGTTGCGAAAACCCGAACATGCCGCCTTTCTGAATGACAAGTACACCAAAAAACAAAAGTGTTATCTCAAGTTGTTCAGCGATTTACTGCGTGCGAAAGTGGCACACTATGCGTGCCTGACGTCATCGCAGCGGATGCAGTTGGATGCAACGCTTATGGATTTGCAAAATCTGCTGGACTATGTGCTACATATCATACCAGAGACCGACCACACGGGTAAATGGAACGAGGTGTGGTCAATGAACCGGGATCACCCCGAGTACGAGCAGTATCACCCGCCCGAGCACGACGAGGTGGACAAAGTTATTTCTGTAAAACTGGCGACCGAGTGGTTACGCCACGACGCGGCGTTCACCGTCTCGCCGGTCTGGTTGAAAACGGTGGGTGTGCTGTGCGGGCTGTACAATGATGATTCCAACCCGCTTGGAAAGAACCGCCACAACAACAACCACAACCAAGCAGGTGGTGCCACCCTGTGTGACATCACCCGAACGTGGAAAATCTATCTCCGGCAATCGGATGTGGTCAACACCGAATGGGTCTATTTGAAATCGACCGTGTCGCACACATTTTGGGAACACGCCCAGGACACCTCGCGGTTATTCGCCCATATGCAAAGCGAGCTGCAACAGAAACACATCGATTTCGCCAAAATGAACCAGTGCGACCAGCAGATGCAAAAGCATTCGCTGTTCTTCGAAGTGTTCCGGAACGTGGAGCAAATCGGATACCATCAGAAAGACAGCAGTCGTGTCCACTGGAACACCTTCGCTTCTTTCTCGCAAGAAGACCCCATCCACCCGACCCTGAAAGCGCTGAACGCTGAGCCCAAAATCTGGTTGCTGCTGTTCAAGCACTACCCGCCAGTGTATTCGCACTGGCTGTGTTCGCTGTACCACACGAGTGGGCATCGGACGACCACCTACGCGCACCTGTACGCGCACTTGCTCTACCCGCCTGCCATTCACTATTGGTCGTTGGCAGCGCACGGGTCTGGGGAGAGCACCCTGTTCGGTGATATACAAAACCAATCCAATTTGGACACGTTTGTCCGACACTACGCATTCATTCATAACCAGCTGCACAAAAAGCAGTTCGTGCTGACTGGCGAACTTCCGGGGACATACGTGCGGGAGGCAGTTGTGGCAAACGACACGGTCTCGATGCTGCCGACTTTATCCAAGAAAGAGAAGCATGTGATGACCACCGAAGACAAGTCGCGTATACATCTGTACGGGTTAGACCTGCACCATCTCACCGACATCTTGAATCGGAGCATATAAACTTCCGTGTGCGAAAAAAAAGTGTTATTATATAGTAAATACGACTGCATTTGTAAAACAACAAACCAATGACCCACGAATTACAAAGCGAAAAAGAGGACCACCAAGAAATCTTGCAAAATATGAAAAAACCGGTCACGGTGTTTCACACCGAAGTTCGTAAATTGCGTGACACACTCGTTCAATACGATTCGATCTCGGTCCCCCAATTCCGCCTGCTATTGCTCCTCTCTGGTGCAAAGTTGAAAGACTTCTTTGAGATGGATAAGCAACATCTTATCGCAACCCCGATCTTGCCGGATAATGGCACCTCACACGCTATGTGCAAGCAACAGATTATGGAAAATGTCGAAGGGAAACGACGGGTCGTTCCGATCGCACAAGAGACGTTTGACCCAATCGGTGCACAAAAGAAAACGGGTGGTAGACCGGCAGAAGACAAGTCGTCGCATCTAACCGATGCTATGCAATTTTTGTTCGGCAAGAAATCTTTTATAAACGAACAAGACGTAAATAATATACGCATTACACCAGGTAATAATATACCTACATACACTATCGCGTTAGTGATTCTATATAATATCCCTAATATTTGGTCACTTGCAACAGGAGTCACCAAAATGTTTATGCGTCAATATGGTATTAAGAAGTATTGGGGGAAGGAGGAGGTTCTGTATTATGCTTTAGAGAAGTACAACCTAACACGGATAATGAAAAAACTTAAATATGAGGGACACACATCGATCGAATCATTGAAAGAGTTGGATGAGTACGGACTCGGTATCCTGATGGAACGTATGCGGTTTAAACGGCGTACCAAGTATGGCGACGAACACGTCCGGTTTATGGATATGCTTGACACCTACGACGATTACGGCGATCTCATTGATGATGAGGATGACGATGATGATGATGATGATGATGATGATGAACCAGTTCGTACAATGACAATGAAAAAGGAGCACGCCCGATCGACGAACACCCAGAAATCGAAAGCGTCAACCAAAGGCGCTCGCAAAAGCATCCTCGC